ATTAAAGTGCATGTGATTGCGGGTGAGAAAATGAACACATACCGAATAGCCGTTTGTGACGACGATCCGGTCATGAGAGAACAATTGCATTCTTTCTGCAGGGAGCTGCTGGACGGAGAAAGTATTCCGTATGCGATAACAGCTTTTCCCTCTGCCGCGGAACTTGAGAAAAGGATGAATTCTGATGTCGAGAAACCGTTCAATCTGCTTATCTTGGATATTCAGATGAACGGCATGACGGGACTGGAGCTGGCGCGTTCTCTGCGAAGCAAGGACGACCGTATTTCAATTATATTTGTGACCGCATGCGACAATTATCTTTCCGAGGGCTATGATGTACAGCCCATTCATTTTCTTCTTAAACCGATTTGCCGGGAAGCACTGGCAAATGCAATCCGTACGGATCTTAAATTGAATTACTTACCCAAAGCAGTCACGCTTAGCATCGGTAATAAGATACTGCATTTCTCCGTGTCGGAAATACGTTATGTAGAAAGTTATAACCACAACATAATCATTCATCAAAGTTCCGGAAACAGCAACACCTATTATCTTTCTCTTACCGAGTTTGAAAAACAGCTTCCAAAAGGCCATTTTTCACGTTGTCATAACAGCTTTCTGGTGAATCTGAGCAGAGTAAAGGAAATCGGACGGACGGACCTAACGCTTCGAAATGGTGATATGCTTCCTGTGGGGCGTACATACTATAAAGCCTTTCAAAGCGCATTTATACGATATATAAATCAATAAAATCAGCGGGTGTCATTTTCAAATGAATGACACCCGCTGATTTTATTATTTTTTCGGAATTCTTAAAGCGGTCTGAACAGTAAAAACATTTTCATCCGAAATAAAAATATCCAGCATACTGTGATATTTCTCTGCGACAGCGTTCATAAGCTTTAATCCAAAGCCATGACTTTCCTTTTCATCCTTTGTAGAAATATACTGCCCGTTCTTATCCTGTTTTGGCTCTTCAATAAACGAATTCTCACATTTTACGGCGAGAAAACCGTTTCGTTCCTCTGCCTTGAATCGGATAAAGCTTTTTTCCGTGCAGCGCGAGGCCGCCTCTATAGCATTATCCAACATATTCATAAGCAGCCCGCACAGTTCATTTTCGGAAATCGGAATCTCTGCGGACACCGAAGCAGTGGCATCAAATGATATTCCCGCCCGTGCCGCTCTGTAGGCAGCATCCTGCAAAATAGCATTGACAACGAAATTTTTGGAAAAGTGTGTTTGCGCCAGGTGCTCGCACTGTCCTCTCATATCCTGCAGCATTTTGCCCAGAGTTTCATAGTCTCCCTTTTTGTAAGCCGACTCCAATGCAACAATTCTGTGTCTTTCCTCATGCCTGATTGCCTCACTTGCCCTCATTTTGCTTTCGATGGCACGATATCCGTCCAGAATCAGCTGATTGTGCAGGCGGAGCGCCTGTGTTTCCGTTCGCTGCGTGACAAAGGCGCACATCACTGCATATGTAGAAATTACAGCACAAACAGCAGTCAGCCAAACGGTAATCCAATACAAAAGTTCCCCATAATGCCCAAGCTCAACTGTATCACGGAACATCTGCACGATATATCCTGCAAGATACCCATTTACGGCGGCAGATATTCCGAAAGCAATCAACAGTGTAGTAAAGCTGACCGCCGTAGTGATTCCAAAATACTTCCAAAATTTCCGCTGTCGGTTCATTGCAAGAAAGAGAATCAGTAACAGTATAAAGAAGAAGCCAACCTCCCGGCGGATAAGAAAATCGACCAACCGGTTATTCAGGAAGAAATAGCCCATTCCCTTTGTAATCCACTGTGCCGTAAGACCGGCAGCCGCAAGAAGCAGCGGAATCAGACTCCAGTCGGGCTTTTTGTGTGCAACTCCCAAAAGAAATATACCCGCCACAAGAAGTGAAATCGCTGCGGTTACGCCGGCGGGAATTCCGTAAAAATTAGCATATGCATAGCTCTCAGTCGCATCGTATTCTACCGGTACAAAGCGAGCAGCCGGAGGAAACACCAAGCTGGTTGTACTTTTAACTACACCTGTCATTGTGACATGGCATTCTTCATTTCTCGGCATAGGAATTACTGCCTGTGTCTGTCCCGCTGCCCCTGCAGGGACAGCGGACGAGGAGTGCCATACCTCAACTCCGTTGATACAAACCGTAAGCTCCAACCCTGCCGTTTCAAACACCAGATTCCCGTTTTCCTCTGTCGGCGGAAAAACAGTTTCAAGCCGAAAACTCTCCCCTGTTTGAGGCACAACGGTATAATCCAACGAACTTTTGGAGCCGTCTGTCTCAATTTTGACAGAAGACTGCCAATCAATATAGCGAATCGACATGTCCGTCTTAATAAAAAACTGCAGAAAACACATTGTCCCCAAACAAAGCAGTATAAAAACGGCAGTACAAACAACCTGCAGGCAGCGTTTCATATTCGAAATTTCATTCCTTTCCATTCAACTTCATAACTCGGAGCGCCGAACTTTTCATCATTATTTTACTGGCTTTTTTCTCGTTTTGCAAGAGATATTTCACGCTTCACCCCGTCTACAGCGTAAACAACCGATATACAGCGTAAACGACACGACAGAGGCCGACATAATTTGATATAATGTGAGATAGGAAGTATAACAGAATACTTTATGATTTGCTGCGGCAAATCCCCGCCCGAAAACAATCTTTCCCCCGTGAAAAGAAAAGGAGGACTCTCTATGTACAAAAAACTCATTCTGAAGCGCTCGCTATGCGCGCTGCTGTCGGTCATAATAATCGCAGCATGTCTGCCCCTGTCGGTCTTTGCCGCCGACCCGAGTGAGCCGCAGTTTTCATCGGATGCCGCTAATACTCTGATGAAAAACACAAAACCCACCGGCTTTGACAATACAACCAACCCTTACGGGTATGGTGTCGGCCGTCCATTTGCAATGGTTGAAAAAAATGAACTGCTTTATTTTGAGACATACGGCACGTCCGCAACAGGCAAAATTGCGGATGTAGGAACCCCGGAGTCTCTCAAGAACTTTATTTCCAAAAAAGGAACCGCTTCCGATGCCTCTCTGCCCAATATGAACATCAGTGCGCTTCAGACGTACTATGCGTTTGTCCAGTCCGTTTCCTTTGACCCGTTCGGCTCAGGCAGGAGAGACCATGTTGCCTATGTAGGTCTTGATAAGTCGGATAAGCAGGTCTATCTTCATATATATGATACAAGAACGGGAGAATATAAAGGCAAACAGTGGGTCGGCGAAATGAACTGGATGTTTGACAAGCAAGGCCTTATTCGTGCTCTAAACCTTGAAACCAACGCCTATCTGAACATTACCGCAGGCGACTTTAACGGAGACGGCAAGGACACGCTGATCATTTATGTTCCGCACACAAAACGCACGACAGGTTTGATGCAGACTTTTGATTACGAACCTTTTGTCGGCTGCTTTCTGTATGAATATTCCTTTACCGGCAAAAACAGCTTTGTATTATTAAATAACACAAGCATTATGGGAGAAGGCAAAAAGCTCGGCTTCGGCAATGATATGCTTCATGACTCCTACAAAAAATTATATCACACCGGTGTTGGAAGTCCCACGGACCCAGGGGCAAATGGTGACATCATGTATGGAAGCTCTGGCCAAACCTTTGACAACCGATTTCATAAGCTGGGCGTAGACATGGTGGTGGGCGATTTTAACGGCGACCAAATCGATGACATCGCCGTGCTGTCCTATTTCTTCATAAACAGAGTAAGAAGTGGCAATTTTAATGTATATCGTCCTCAGGTAAAAATTAAATATGGAAAAGCCGACGGTAGTTCTTCCGGCGGAGGCTCCTCGTTTGTGGACGGCGACGCCGATGAAAAATTCTATGTTTGCCCGGAGGGAGAAGTCGAATATGAAGTTGTTTCTAATAGTAACAGCATGAACGCCTGCAGCATCACGGCAGGAGACTTCAACAACGACGGATATGAAGATATCCTTGTTGCGGGCTTACATGCCAGTGTCGTCACTGGTATCACTTGGACTTTTTCATCCGAAACTGCATATACAACGCTCCTTAATAACGGAAACAGAGGCTTTGTACAATCCGAATATAAGGTGATGGCTTCCAACGGTTGGACGAAGGCCGGTTCCCGAACCGCAGAAGTTGTTTCGCCTTTAGCGGTAGAGGCTGTTGCTTTTAACGGTGCGAGCGCCGCAGATTTCGTCTTTATCAACGGCACACTGTACAACTATAATGCCCAGACCGGAGAACTTTACAAGCTCACTTCAAACGAATATTCTTTCCGCACAAACTCAAACGGCAGCACAAACAACTTCTGGTTTGAGGGCGAGATCGGCGGTAAGACAGAATTCTTCCGCTCGGTTGCCGTCGGAAACTTTGACGGCAACAATGCAGGACGTGAGCAGATTGTGTTTGTAACCTCTGCCGAAACCGGTAACGAGGATAAATATTCCTTCAGCAAGGGTATGATTTCCGCAACCTATCCGGATACAAGCGACAGCTATGAGGCGGCAAACGGCTTTGACCTGACATTGTCATACTGGAGTCCGAACCAAGCGTACGGTGATTACTACGGCTGTACGGCTCAGGTACTTCTCACCGCCTGCGACAGAAACCAGGACGGTGTTATAGCCAAATATAAGGGCGTAAGCTATGCCTACAGCGACCCGGAGGTCAAGGCAGTCATACAGGCTGCGCCGTATTTCTCCGCGCTGAGTGACTCCGGCGAAAACGAAACCGCATATACAATCACAGAGAGTTTCGAGTTGGAGCAGTCCTCATCGAACAATGTTTCCTTCAGCGTCGGAATGTCTTACTCTTACGGAGGGCTTCTCGCCCCCGTTGAGGTGAACATCTCGGCAGGCTACTCGCTTGAATGGAGCAAAACCTATTCCACGGCTCTGCAGAAGGAATATTCCCTGACGGTTAAGGCACGGGCGTACAACACGGTGCTTGTGTCCAGAACGCCTGTATTTATCTACGCCTATGAGATACTGAACGAAAAAGGCGAATGGTCGGGAGATACCGCCATAACGCTTTCCATTCCGCAGCAGCCGGTATATCAGCAGCTGAGCGTTGACGACTACAACGGCTTTGTTGATGAGTATAACGATTATATGAATAACAAGAAATATCATGCCGTCATAAGGGAATCGGATAAAACAGACAAAGATAAAAAATACTATTATCCCTTGGTAAAAATAGATAAAGCGGCAAACTGGCTTGACGGAAACGAGGGCAACCCGTTTATGTACAATCAGCTCGGCTGGGGCGTTTACAGCCATTTTGGTGCAGAGCAGCTCAGTCAGCTCGCCATTCGACTCGGACATAACGGCGGTCTTAACGAGGTTTCGTGGGAAAAAAGCAATATAAAATCCGTTTCCGAAGAAATGTCGCACGGTTTTTATTTCAACTTCTCCATCAGCTACGGCGTGTTCGGCGACGGTATCCTATTCTCGCACGATGTGGGGTTTGAAACAAGCCTTAACTACAGCAACGGCTCGGGCGTATCCACCACAACGACATCGTCCGAAGGCTGTACCGGCGTGGTCAATGATATCGACGGTCCGGATCTTGCCTCAAACGGAATCCCTCAAAACGTATACACGCAATATACCTTTGACTGGACGCTCGGTCAGTGGTTCCGACACCTTTACGGCGATGAAAACAACAAGACCATCTTTATAGGCTATAACTTGACAAATCTCAGTGCTCCTTCACCGGCAGTGGTCGACCTTGAGGCAGAACTGCTTGACGAAGACGAGATACGCCTTACTTGGTCGCAGCCCGATAAAACTCCCGGCTGGCCGGATGCGGAGGGCTACTATCTTTATCAAGTTGAAAACGGTGAATATAACAGGATTTCAGATCTTATTCCTGTCGGCACGACCTCTTATGACATTTCCGGACTTAAAACCAATACAGAGTACGAATATGTGCTTACAACCGTTTGCAAGGTAGACGGAAAGGATAAGGAAAGTGCCTGGTCAAACTCTGCAACCATAACAACAGCAAAGAGAGACTATAAGGTCAACTATAAAATCGACAACGAGAAAGCCGCCGATATCAGTGTGCGGCACCTCGGCAATGTTAATATTAAATCGGGCGATGAGATCAATGAAAGCGATATTATTAAAATCAGAGTTTCGCCAAAGAACCGGCACTTTGAACTTGTGTCGCTGACTCTTGATAACGGCGGAGAAGAGACTGTATTCAGACCCGACCTCAACGGCAACATAGAGTGTGCGTTTGCACTGGGCGGCGAAGCTAACATATTCGTATCCACACGAAAAACATTCGATTCGGCTGAGGTCATCTTTGTCGGCGAATATAAGAACGGCGAAGACCTTCTCGGAACAGTTTCCGCAAAGGTCGGTGAAACAGATCTGCCTGCTCCGGGCGGCACGGTGACCGGCGATGTAACATTTACCGCCGTTCCGCAAAACGGCTATACACTGAAGTCGTGGAAAATAACAGATGCCGAAAACAATACGGATATTGTTAACGCGGCAGGCTCAAATGCCTACACGCTTACCCTTGGCTCAACAAGATACACCGTCGAAGCGGAATTTGAAAGAGTTTCCGAAACCGACAGACCCGTGAAGCTGACCTATTCCGTTGCAAGCGGCAACGAAACCGGTATGGCGGCAACAAAGCAGACCTATCAGTCCGGTACCGCTGTTCCCGTGGGAACGAAAATCAACTTCATCGCTCAGGCGGCAGAAGGCTATAGGGTGCAAAAGCTCGTTATCACCAAAAACGGAATTCCCGACACGGTAATAACAGATAACAGGCTTTACGATATGTACGAGTATGAGCTCACCGTTGATACCCAAACCGATATCAAGGTATACTTTACGGAGATCGAAAAATATACGGTCACAGTTGATATGCCGAATAAGAACGCCGAAATTACCGTTAAAAACGGGACATCGGATTTTGAAAGCGGTCAAAAGGTCAATTTCGGCGATGAAATCACCGTAACCGTCAAGCCGAAGGATGGATACCGTCTTGCCGACACAGAGAGCTGGTCCGATAACGGCGACGGGAGCTATACCTACAAGACCGGCAGAATCAAGATGGAAACGCATATCCGTGTGGCGGTAGAGGAAATTCCGGAATACACCGTCACCTTCCCGACAATGATTGAGGGCTGTGTGCTGACAGTGCGAAGCAAAAATGAAAAAATCACAAGCGGCAGTAAAATTCGTGAAGGCACAATTCTTGTTGCGAGTATCGTGCTTGAGCCGTCATATATCCTCAAAGGCTGGTACATCGGCGGCGAATTCAGTCCCGAAACAAACAAGACCGAAGTTTCCTTTACGGTGGACGGAGACACCCTTCTTTCCGTAATCGTTGAAAATGTAAAAGGCGACAAGGGTGATACCGGCATCGGAATCAAATCAGCAATTATTGACGAAAGCGGAAACCTCATTATTACTCTTACCGACGACACGGTGTTAAACCTCGGAAAGGTCACCGGAGATAACGGAAGTCAGGGCGAACAAGGTGTTCCCGGTGCCGCAGGAGTAGGAGTTAAATCCGCTGTGATTGACAAAAACGGAAATCTGGTCATAACACTTACAGACAACAGCGTGCATAACCTCGGGAAAGTGATCGGAGATAAGGGTGCCCCAGGCGAAACAGGTGCTCCCGGTGCCGCAGGAGTAGGAGTTAAATCCGTCGCAATTGATGAAAACGGAAATCTGGTCATAACTCTCACAGACAATACCGTGCATAATCTCGGAAAGGTAGTCGGAGATAAAGGCGAACAGGGCGTGAATGGCGTTGGTGTTAAATCCGTTATGATTGATGAAAGCGGCAATTTGATTATCACTCTTACCGATGAGACCGTACACAATGCCGGACGGGTGACCGGAGATAAAGGTGACAAGGGCGATACGGGCAATGTCGGAGTCGGTGTAAAAACCACCGAAATCGATGAAAACGGCAATCTAATCATCACCCTTACCGACGACACTGTGCATAACCTCGGGAAAGTAGTCGGTGCAAAGGGCGAAGCCGGTACTGCAGGAACCAACGGCATTAACGGTACCGGAATCAAGTCCGCTCATATCGACGCAGACGGTAATCTTATCCTCACCTTTACCGACGGAGTTATAACCAATCTCGGAAAAATCGTCGGAACGGACGGGAAAGATGGTGTCAATGGTAAAGATGGTACCAATGGCAAAGATGGCAAGGACGGAAAAGACGGTCTCGGTATTAAAGGATGCCGCATTGACGACGGTGGAGACCTGATAATAACCCTGACCGACAACACAACGCTGAACGCCGGCAACATTTCCGCGATCAGCGATAAAGTCAGTGTTTCCAAGCCTCTTGCAACCGCAGCAGTTTCTCTTTCCGGAGTGTCTCTTCTTTGGAATATTGTTTCGCTTGTTGCGGCGATTGTAAGGAAGAAAAAACTTATTTAATTCGGATGATTGTTCGAATTTAAAAGGATGCAAGACCTCCGGCTATCAACGGCGGCGTTCTGACAGGTGTAACGGTATTTGATAAGATGTGCGGCATCTTCCTCGGAAAGAGCTTCTTTGGGCACAACACCGTTTACGCTTTTCTGAGGTATGCCGTTTTCACACATCCACCACGTCCCTGTACGGTAAACGCTTAAATCGAAATATTTACCGATCCAATAGTAATAGATATACGACGTGTTGCCGCTATCGTCTCCTACAATATTGCATCCGGAATCATACTCTGCACAAATTTCGGATTCATCGACCGTTTCTTCTACGATAAACCAACCGTAACCGCCGTCTTTTCGCGGAGGATACGGACCGTTTTCCATATTTAAGCGTTCTTCTTTTATGCTTCTGATTTTTTGTCTGAGCAGATACGGAACGATGATATAACCCAGTCTGCTCATGCCGAAATCATGACCGTAAAAATCCAAAGCGCTGATTTTATCTTCAGCTTCTCTCAGTATAACCGCAAATTTATCCGCAAGCATACCGATTACCGATGCCGAAACATCTTCGGTCTGCTTTCTGTCTTTCAAACGAAAGATAATAAAATTGGTCACGTATTTGTTGCCCACCTTACAGATAGCATCCCCATATTCAAGGCGGGGGAGTTCATCCTCTACATACATTGTAGGGATACCCGTACTGATACTGATTTCCTCTACTGTCAGGGGCTTTTCATAAGCTGCGAGGCAGATGGCGCGGGAAATCTGTGTATGAAGATATGCGTCGGGATTCATATTACCGTTACAGGTTTTGGTATCCCAACTGATTCTCTGATAGACCTTATCCATTTTATTTTCTCCTATCCTATCTCTGATTTTTCGGCGTCCTACGTTCAGCCGCCATTTGATTGTGGTTTCGGAGAGAGAATATTTTTTGGCAAGACTTCTGATTGACAATTCGCCGATATAGTAGTCCACAAAAATATTTTTGTACTCGGAAGATAACGTGTGCAAACAGCGAAACACCGTTTCATATTGCTCCTGTGTGTTGTCCTCGTCGACATCGGAATAATCGGCAATATCAAAAAGTTCATCTTCGCATGACAATACGATTTGATTTTTATTCCGATTGTCAATAAGCCGGGCATAACGGTTATGAGCAATACGCCAGACCCATGAATCAAGCGATTCGATTTGATATTTGTTCATTCCTTCAAGGATATGACAAATGATCTCACTCGCAAGATCCTCGGCATCACAGCGGTTAGATAAACGCTTATAACAAAAACGAAATATCGGTTCGATATACGGTATAATTTTGTTCTCGTCCAAGTTTATCTCCTCCTTTCTTTTGGCATGCAATCATGATTACACCCTTACAGTGCACCAAAATCAGTTTGGATAGGTAGTTTTGCAAATAATATTTATATTTTTAAAAAACAGAATAAAGGATGTTATGCATTTCTCTACGTCTTTTCTGTTCACTTGTTTGCACCTCGTTGAAAGCTTTCACCCATATAGACACGCGAATCCGAAAAGGTTGGAACTTTTTGAAAAAATTATTTAAAATCGAAAAGAGAGATAATCGGAAGGATGTTCATATATATTCCTTCTTCCGGTTGGAGGGCTTACCGTGAAAATGCCGCCCGCAAAACGCAGGCGGCATAAGGGATCATTTCTTTTCGATAGGAATTCGGATTTCAACGGTTCTGTCGGCATAGAGGATTGTGTCATAACTGCCTCGCGCCCAATCTTTGTCAATTCAATTATAACAGAATACCCGATAAGAGTCAACGCTTTTCCTCTTCCGCTGCGGCATATTCCTGCTCCGCACGGCGAAGGGCTTCCTCCTCCCGTGCCGCACGGCGCGCCTCCTCCTCGGCGGCAGCGCGCTCCTCTGCACGCTCCTCGCGGCGCGCACGCTCGGCGGCTGAGGTGTTCGACTCAAGCTCCTCCTGATTCCGCCTGTGGTAAGCATCCCACCCCGAATCCTCGATGGAATAGCGGATGTCGTTGTTTCCGCGGTCAAACGTTCCGATGTTGTCCGTCGCGGATTTGATCTGATTCGGCGAGAACACGACGTAGAATGTCTCCGCCTCAATGTCCGAATCCGTGTCGTTCTCGATGATCACACCATCGTATCCGCCGCTTTTGGCTTTGTCAATAATCGGCTTTTCATATCCGGGATCGGTGAACTGTCCGGGTGGCAGCTTTGCCCGGTACGGATTCTTCATGTCAAGATAGAACGCCCCGACTCTGCCGTTCTTCCCGGCGCGCTCCTCCGCCATGGCTTCCGCATAGTCGGTGCTTTCCGAGAACCAATACGTCCCGTTTTCCGACTTAAACACCGTGAAATTTGCGCCCGTCCCGTGATAGAACACCTTCGGCGTGCCGTCCTCGTTGAGAAGCTCGGGAGAAACATCGTGCGCGGCAGTAAAATCTTTGTCGTAGGTCTTGACAAAGGAAAGAATATCTGCTACAGTATAGGTGGTAGCGATATCGTCATTTGTGGATACGCCGGGCAGGCTTTGACCTGCGGTGCGCCCGCCGACGGTCGCTACTTTTTCTATATACTTGAGATTGTGGAACCTTCTTTCGTTTGTGTTCTTGTGATCATGATATGCTTCTTCTACCGTGATTTTGTAAAGCGCAACATTTCCTGATGTATCCCGTCCGACTGCATAGAGCTTGTGGTCAAAAGCGATCATATCATTCTTTGCATTATTCGTGTGGTGCTCGTGCACTTCACTGTCGAGCAGAACTCCGTTCTCGGTCAGACCGCGTATTCCCGCAAGACCGTATTCCGAAAGCTTGTCTCCGCCTGCATGGGAGATAGTGTTCGTCTCGCCGTCGCGCGAAATTCGGATATCCCACCCCGTGTCATTGTTCCGGACGGTTCCGCGGTTCGCCTTTCGCGCCTCGTTGGTTGCAGCATATTCGGGTATCTCCGCAACCTTCACTTCACCCGTGTCATGCGCACGCCAATCGCCGAACCACGCACGGAAGAAAGGCGACTTCGTGCCGAGCTCGCGGTAGAACTTGTGCGCCCACTTCTGAGTTTTCCGAATCTCCTCGCTCGTGAAAGCGTTTATGCTCTTTCGGCCGATAGACTGCACTGCCTCCACGTCGCGCGGAGTGATAGGCTTGTTCCACTCCTCATCCGAATACGAATTCTTCTGCCCGCTCTCGCGCGCTTCGCTCTCCGCACCGCGCGCCTTCGCTTCGCGCACCGCACGGCCCCACAGCTCTCTCGCGTACTGCGCATCCTTCAGGATGCGGGAGCTGACCGCACGGACGCGCCCCGTCAGACGGCGGATTATCTCGTCGAGAAACGCAATGATCTTCCGACCGAGCGACGGCTTGTAATCCACCGCCGCGCGTATCTGCGCAACATCGCCGAAGAGATACCGCCCCACATACTCCTCGCACAGCTCGAAGTCCACACCGTCCGCGTCGAGGTTCTCACCGTGCGCAGCATACGTCTCCTTCTTCTGCGCCCGAAGCTCGTCAAGGCTCATCCCCTTTTCACGCGCAAGCTCACGCAGCGCAAGCTCACGCAGCGCGCCGTAGTCGGACGTGGTCTCGATCGCATGAGTCATCTCCGAGGCAATGATCGACGCGACGGTGCGCCCCGACGCGGCGTTTACATGGATCGTGCCGTTTTTGTAATATCCGTTTACCGTCGGATCGTCGCTGCGGAAGAAGACTATGCGCCGGTCGAGTATGTGCGAAAGCTCCTCCGCAGCCGCCTGCTGAGCCGGAGACGCACCGTATTCGCGCCCCGTCCTCGTCGCTTCGTTCATCGCAATAACTCTTGTCTGCTCCGTCGGAGTGTATCCCTCACGGTCAAGCGCTTCATCGCTGAACGCAGCGCTGTCGTCCGAGCCTTTGCGGTCAACTGCAAAATCGCCTTCGTCCGCGCCGTTTTCCGCCGTGTCCGACGCATCATTTTCGCTTTCCTGCGTATACTGACTGTTGACAGCGGCATTATTCTGTGATATACTGTTGTCGGTGGTTGCCGGGCCTGATTTGATGGGCCCCTCCACCTTAGAGGACTTCCCGTAGTCTCCGGTCATCCCGGCTTCGCCGCGACCCGGTTGGCGGGAGGTCCTCTCTTTTACGGAAAATGTGTCCGGCTTGAAGTTTACAATGTCGTACAGAAGCATTTCTCCGTTTTTCGTATACCCGACGACGACCTCGGCATTGTAGTCGTTCTGCCCGATGCGCATGAGCACGCGTCCGCGCGCAAATTCTCTGATGTTGTCCTTTCGCGGATGCTTTATTTCTTCGTTTACATAGTCCGTCGAGGCGCGCACGGCTTCGTCGAGATTTCCCGCCGCACGCAGCTTGTCATCGTATACCTGTCCGTCGTTCTTTTCAATGTACTGCGAGTAGCCGGATCGGGTGTACTCCTTCCCGGTCTTTCCGGTGACCTCGATAACACCGTTTCCCACACGGATGCCGTTCGGATAATTCTGAGATAATGCCGCACTTGCAGCGGGACGCCGGATGTGATATAATCTTTGCAAAAGCCTCCACATCGTGCGAATCCGAGACCGATCGAGGCGCGGCAGCAGATTTCGAAAGGAGCGAAAGCTATGCTGGAAACGAAAAGACTGATACTGAGGAAGTGGACCGAGGCGGATGATGCCGATCTTTTTGAATACGCAAAGGATCCGGATGTCGGTCCGATTGCGGGCTGGCCTCCGCACAAATCCGTCGAGGAAAGCAGAAATGTGATAAAAAACGTATTAAACGGCGCGGAATGCTACGCGGTATGCGAAAAAGGCAGCAACACCGCAATCGGCGCTATCGAACTTATATTGAACGGGCATACGGATGTAACAAAGCGTGACGACGAATGCGAGCTCGGATATTGGCTCGGCAAGCCGTTTTGGGGGAGAGGATACATCCCCGAAGCCGCCGCGGAACTTATCAGAAGAGGATTTGAGGACCTCGGTATGACGACGGTGTGGTGCCGTTATTTCGACGGAAATCAAAAATCAAAGCGGGTTCAGGAAAAATTGGGATTTGTATTTCATCATACGGACAGTGAGGTTCCCGTTCCGCTTCTCGATGAGGTAAGAACCGATCACACAAACATCCTGACGAAAGAACGTTGGGAGAAGATGAAATAAAGCATAATTTGCCGTTCGACGCGGCATGGCAAATCACGACGTTTTTCGTGCCCCCGCTCACGCGCTTGCCCTGCAGCGTAAAATGTATTTTGATAATTTGGCGCAAAACACTTGACACATTAAGAAGTATGTGCTATAATATAGTGCGTTCGGATGAAGGTTTTCGTATGCCGGAGTGGCGAAATTGGCAGACGCCCGGGACTTAAAATCCCGTGTGACGAAAGTCACGTACCGGTTCGAGCCCGGTTTCCGGCACCAATCTTACTTTTCAGATTTGCCGGTACCGCAAGACAGACGTTATTTCATCCGAAAAGACAATATCGCGGGGTAGAGCAGTTGGTAGCTCGTCGGGCTCATAACCCGGAGGTCGTGTGGTTCAAGTCCCACCCCCGCAACCATAACTGGACACCAATTTTGATACAATGCGTATCTTGATTGGTGTCCAGTTTCTTTTTTCAAAGTCCTTGATTTGCAAGGCTTTTCGATACTTTTTAACGATATAAGGCTTCGTGGCGTTCCGGAAACGGTCGCTGCGGAGCCTTTTGCGTTTTCTCCCATAACACTTTTTAACAAAAGGTCGAGGGGTGTGCAGATTTTAGTCGGGGGTGTGCATTTTCGGCAAAAAGGGTGTGCACATTTTAATTATTCCTCAAGAGCGCAAAAGAAAGGCCGCAAAACCTGTTCGCCCAAAATACGAACGACCTTGCGCCCTTGTATCTTATTCTCCGACCTTGACCTCTGTGCCGTTCTCGAAAACGAAGGTAATCGCACCGTTCCTGTGGACGATTGCCTTCTCGACCATCACCGTCCAGATGGTGTCGCTCCACTCACGCAGCACCACCGGCTGTTTTTTGAGGGTGCGGATGTAAAGTGCCATTGCCTTGTCTTGCTGACTTTGCGTAGTACGCAGGTTCTGTAACCGCTCCAGTTCCGCAGCGGCTTTTTCGTAACGCTCGGTGAGGGCTTCATACTTTCTCAGATAAGCCTCCTGAGACTGCGCCGTGGAAGCGTTTTCCTTGACTGCCGCCTTGACCAGTTCTGCTACGACCTGCGTTTCCTCAAGCTGCCGTTCAATTTCTGCGTCCAATTCCGCAAAGTCTGTCAGCGCACGGCGCATGGTTTCGCAGTCCTTGATGATCTGCTCCCGGTTCTCCATCATCCGGTTGTAGGCTTGAGCGAAAAGCCGCTGCACGGTTTCCATGTTTACCGTGGGAGTATGGCAGCGTTCTTCAGCCTTGAACTTGCTGTTGCATTGCCAGATGGTGCGGCGGTAGCGGTCGGTGGAATGCCAGACCTTTGAGCCGAAGAAGCCGCCGCAGTCCTCACAGACCAGCTTGGCTGAAAGAACGCTCTTTCCGCTGTAGGCTCTGCCCAATGCTTTCCTCCTGGCAAACTCCGTCTGCACATGATCCCATTCATCCGGGTCAACAATGGCAGGGTGGCTGCCTTCCACATAGTATTGCGGCACCTCACCCTCGTTGGGCTTCATCCTCTTTTCCAGAAAATCAACCGTGAAGGACTTCTGGAGTAGCGCATCCCCCTTGTACTTTTCATTTTGCAGAATGCTGGTGACCGTGGTCTTGCTCCATTTATCTTTGCCGCCCGGTGACGGAATCCCCAAGTCCTCCAAACATCTGCAAATGGCGGCTTGGCTCTTGCCGTCAAGGAAAAGACGGTAAATCAGCTGAACAACTTTCGCTTCGCTTTCCACAATGGTAGGTCTGCCGTCCTCACCCTTTTCGTAGCCAAGGAAACGTTTATAGGCAAGATGCACCTTTCCGTCAGCGAAGCTCTTACGCTGTCCCCAGGTGATGTTTTCCGAAATGCTGCGGCTTTCTTCTTGGGCAAGGCTCGACATGATGGTGATGAGCAGCTCACCCTTGCCGTCAAATGTGAAAATACCTTCCTTTTCGAAGTAACATTCCACGCCGTTTTCCTTCAGCTTGCGGATGGTGACCAGACTGTCCACGGTGTTCCTGGCAAATCGGCTGACCGACTTTGTGACAATGAGGTCGATTTTTCCGGCAAGAGCGTCCGAAATCATGCTGTTAAAGCCGTCTCGCTTTTTGGTGTTACAGCCGGAAATGCCCTCATCCGTATATACTTTTACGAAGTCCCATTCCGGCTTGGACTGTATGAATTTGGTGTAGTAATCCACCTGGGCTTCGTAGCTGGTGAACTGCTCGTCGCTGTCGGTGGAAACACGGGCATATCCTGCAACACGCCGCTTCTGCGCGGTCACCTTCGGCAGGTGTGTCAGCGGATTGATGGTTGCGGGTATCATGGTTACTTTAGGCATTGTGCTTGCTCCTCTCTAAGGTTTTTCGGCGTGCAGCTTCCTTCATCTCGTCCGTCCAACTTTCTGCTCTGGAACGGTCTTTCCATGTGCGTGTCACTTCCGAGCCGTCTTTGAAGCAGAAAACCAGAATGTTTCCGTTGCATATCCGAATACTCTGTACCCGACTGTGCAGCTGTTCCCGTGTAAAAGCCTTTACACCCAAGACTTCGGCTGTAACCTGTTGAAGCGTTGCTTCCGGTATCTGCTTGGAAGCGCAGACAGATTTGCCGAGTGTATTAAATGTTCCGCAGACCCAGACGATGCCCGTTTTGGTGGTCTTGCGGCGGTAGTTCTTTCCGCAGATGTCGCACACCAGAAGGCTTGTGAATGGGTATGTGGTTCTCGGCGCTGGCTTCTTATTGAACTGAGCCGCCCGCCGTGCCTTCTCGGTCTGAACCGCATGAAATGTCTCTATGCTGATGATGGCATCATGGGCATCCTCTGCGTGGTATTTCGGCAATTCACCGTGGTTGATGGCGATTTTCTTCGTGATATGGTTCTCACGGAAGGTTTTCTGCAAAAGCAGATTGCCCGTATAGGTGTAGTTACTCAGTATCTTGGAAACCACAGACTGGTTCCATTTCCCACCGAAGCGGGACGGAACACCTTCCTCAGTCAGCCGTTTGGCAACAGCCTGATAGCCGTCACCGGCAAGGTACTCGTTATAAATGCGGCGGACAAGCGCGGCTTCCTTTGGAACGATCTCGTACCGTCCGTCCTTTAGACGGTAACCCAGCATGGCTCCATTCCACGGCATTCCTTCCTCAAAGTTCCGCTTGATGCGCCACTTCTGGTTTTCGCTTGCGGAGCGGCTTTCTTCCTGCGCATAGGACGCCAGAATGGTCAGCATCAGTTCACCGTCGGCGCTCATGGTGTGGATATTCTGTTCTTCAAAGAAAATGTCCACCTCCCAGGATTTGAAATCACGGACGGTCTGCAGCAGCGTGACCGTATTTCGTGCAAAGCGGGAGATGGACTTAGTGATCACCATATCAATTTTTCCGGCATGGCAGTCGGCAATAAGCCTTTGAAAATCCGCTCTGGAATCCTTCGTGCCGGTCTTGGCTTCATCGGCATAGACGCCTGCATAAAGCCAGTCGCTATTTCTCTGGATAAGGTCGCTGTAATGGCTGACCTGTGCGGACAGCGAGTGAAGCATGGCATCCTTGCCACTGGAAACACGGGCGTAGGCTGCGACTCGCTTTTTACGCTCCAGCTTCGGCGGTTTTGATACGGTGGTTATTCTTCCTGACATTGTGTCACCTCCTTGTAGTGTGACATATTACCTCTGAACTCACCGTATATCAAGTCAATCCCGCGGTATAAACTACACGAAGATATCCCGTATTTTTCGGTCATAATTGTATCAATCGTGGCGTAATCCTTCGGGGTTAAAATCCCCATAGACAGCATTTGCTTTGCCTGGAGCATGGAGGCAAGATACTGCTCCAGCCGCTCTCTGTAGGTGTCATTCATCACAGCCACGCTCCCTTCCAAATCGATCTGCAATATAGCAGGCGTGAGAGCAGTACCTTCTATGATTATTTCCATAGGCAGTAAAATGACGTCCGCAGCAGGCACAGGTGTACGCATAAACAGCTTTTCGGTTGACGCACTCCGGGTGTGACTTCCACCATGCAGTGCGGCAGGCGTCTGAGCAGAACTTTTTCGGCTTCTGCTTAGGGATGATTTTTATCAACTTCCCACACTGCTTGCAGGCAACGGCATTCTTTGCACTGTCACCCAGCCCGCTGCGGCGGCAAAAGGAGCGCACCGTATTATCCGAAATTCCGAGTTGCTCGCCGATTTTCACATAACTGACGCCCTGTAAACGCAATGTTCGTATTTGTTCTCTCTGCCAATCTGTCATAGAGTTTTCCTCCAGTCCGAGGGTTTGCCTCAGTACCAACTGGAGGGAAAACGCCTGTCTGGTCCGCAAAAAAATAATGCCCTCCACGGAAATGAATCCGCAGAGGGCGTATGCAAAGATTATTTATTCGGGATCTTCAGCTTCATACCGCTGTAGATGACATTGCTTTTCAGTCCGTTCAGACTGACAATCTCCTTGTAGCGGCTGCCGTTGCCGAGATACTTCTTAGCGATTGCCCAGAGGGTGTCGCCATGCGCCACGGTATGGATGCGGTAGTCATCGGCGGGTTTCGTGCCTGCCAAGGCAAGCGCAGAGGTCTTGACCGGCGACATGATGGCGTATCTGCCGGACTCGTCCTTATTGATGACCGCACGGTCACCGCTGACCTCGACCACATACCAGCGGAGCTTCTTCACCCAGCCGGGAATGGATTTGCCGTTGTAGTAGGTACTGCCCGTAATGGTCACGAGGTCGCCGACCTTGATGGACCCGGTGGGCTTGCCCGGCTCAACCGGCTTTACCTCACTGCCGAGAGCCGCCGTGACCTTGGATGCCAGATCGCCCATACGGGCATACATCCAGTTACCGGGGCAGGATTTGTTCGCAAACCATCTGTGAACAGTCAGAACCATCTCGTCGGATTTCGGGGTGTAGTTCAGCGTCTTGGTCTTATCGCCGAGCCAGAGCAGCTTTGTCTTGCCGTTGCGCTTGCAGATGTCGGCGCAAAGCTCGATGAGTCTCTTGTACACCACATCTTTGAACGCATACGGCTCGGAATTGTCGCTGGCACACTCGATGGTGATAGCTCTCTGGTCGTTGGCTGCGGAGGAGGAGCACCAGGAGCGGTTTTTCTCTTCCACATACATCCCGACCCGACCGTCCACGCCGATGCCGTAGTTGCTGCTTGCCTGCCGTGAGGTCGGCAAAAAGATGTTGCCCAGCGTTTCCACACTGCACTGACCCACCACGCAGTGCGGTGTGATGCGGTCAATGCTGTGGGTGCGCTGCCCGGAGTGGTTCGGACTGAGTTTGGTGTAGGACACCAGGGGGCTGTTCGTGTAAGCCATGTTATTCATCCTCCTTTTCACTGCGTTCATGAAGCTGCTCCAGCACGGATTTCAGCTTCTGCGGAATGGGCAGTCCCAGGTATGCGGCGTTTTCCAACAGGGACACGCCCTCGTTCGATAGGTAGAAGAAAATGACGGCAGTACGCATCACCGAGCCGCTGCCGATGACGCGGGTGTCGAGAATATGCCCGATGCCGACCAGGGCGAAGATGAGCACCTTTTTGAAAATGCCCTTGAATCCTACTTCGCTGGACAGCTTCTTGTCCACCACGGCGCACATGATGCCGGTGATGTAGTCGATGACTACGAAAGCCAGAAGCGCATAAAGCAAGCCGTCACATCCTCCCAAGAACCATCCCAGCCAGCCGCCGATTCCGGCGAACACCACCTGAATGGTCGTCCAGAATTCTTTCATGTTGTTTGTCCTCCTTTGAAATTAAAATGGGTATGAAAAAAGTGACGCCGGAGCGTCACACTTTTCCGATAGCATAGATTGATACTTTGTAGGTTGCCGATGGTACCGTATTTGGTCTTACGGCAAATATCTTTCCGGGGTTGGTCGTTGTAGACCAGCTACTCGAACTGCCTCGCTCCACAAACATGGCGTAATTGCTGTTCTCCGTGGAGATATGGACATGAGGAATTTCCGCGAAGGTAAATGGAAAATTAGGGAGCGCAATTGCGCCGCTCTCATAGAGCACGCCCCATGCCGTCGAAATGGCGGTCGTAAAGGAATACTGACCCCAACATTCCGCTGTACCACTTTTCCATTTACGGTAATTCCAGATGCCGCTTGTCCCTTGCTGAATGACAAAATCCGCAAGGGGTGAGCCATCCACCCGCATATCCCCGGCAACATCCAGCATGGCTTGTGGCTCCGGCGTGTTGATGCCGACCTTCTTTTTCCGAAGCGCAATGAGGGGCGTACCCTGCGGAACAGTAAAATACAGATCCAGACTGCTCAAAGAATAGAGCTTGTCTTGGATCTGTAGATGAAGGTCGTAGGAACTGTTGGCATCCAGACTGCACAGTTCCAAATTGGAGTAGCTGAAAGAGGTTCCGCTTTTTGTCGTGCCGGAATAGATGCTGGTATAGCTGCCGTAACTGCTCTCACTGGTTTTCTTGTACCGATACCGCACATAAACTACGCTGTTTTTCTGCGTCCCGTCTACGGTCACAGCAGAAATAGAGCCACTGAATTTGAGCTGCATTTCCGCTTCGATATCGTTGGTTCGCCGGAGCGTTATCGAGGATATTTTCGGCTTGGTGTACGGAATGACCGTCACCGTCTGTGAAGTTTCGGCGGTGTAGCCGCGGGAGTCCGTGACCGAGAGCGTGACCGTCACACTGCCGGACTTGGCAATCTTTCCGACTGTGATAGCAGACCCGGTTGAATTGGATGCGGATAAACCGTTGCAGGAAGCGGTATAGTTGGAAATGGACGCTCCGTTCTTCGCAGTCGCCGTTCCGGAGGTGACCTTGAGGGTTGAGTAGTCCTGTACGAACAGCTGATCGTTGCCCGTGAGGTTCTTTGTGGTCGTGTAGCTGTCGGCATAAGTGAATCCGCTTATGGTCGGAGCGGAATTGGTCGCCGTGGTCAGTACAGTGGCGGTCTTGCTTGAAGTACTGCCGATCTGCGTAGACCCGCTGTAAGACGAAACCGCAAAGGTACCTATAAAGGACTTGATGGACGCCATAGCGTTCAACAGCGTTGTCCTCTGCGCCGATGTCAGCGTGACCGTGCGGTTCGCCGTGCCCTTCGACCAGGAAAGCCCAGAAATAGTCAGGATGCTCGTGCTGCCGTTTTTGAGCACCAGCGTATTGGTGTAGGAGGCTTCGTACACGGTCACATTGATGGTAATGGAAACCGTGGCATTGTCCGCCGTCACCGTGTTGACACTATTCACCACAGCACCGCCCAGCGTCTTGACCGTGGAACTGCCGGAAGTGCCGTAGACGTGGTTGTATTGCCGCCTTGCTCTGACCCTCACCGTATAGCTCGTGTTCGGCGAAAGCGAGGACAATGTTACGCTGGCGCTGGTGGATGCCGTCGTTGAGAACTGCGTCCAGCTCGAACCGCCGTTTGTGCTGTACTGCCAGATGTCCGCCGTGGCAGAGGATGTAGCGGAGATTTTGAACCCGTTTGCCGTGACATTCGATGTACTGAATGTAACTGTGGGAGCAGAGCGGTCAATGGTAGTCAGCGTCATGCTGCCACCGTATTCCTGTGAACCGTAGATATAAACACGGGTCGAGAATCCGACCGCAATCGTTTTGCTGCCGTTACTGTTGTGAGCTACAGTAATCGTGCCACTGACCGAGCCTTTCTTTGCCGGGAAAACACGGTCATCCCAATAGGTACGGCCCTTTGAGTATACGGTCGTACCATTGATCGTTACAGTGGTCGTGTCAATGGTGTAGTAAGTGGATGCGCCACCGGTAGAGGTCAGCGTCCAGGAAAGTGTCGAGCTGTTACCGACCACATTCACGCTTTCTGAAATGTCCAGTTGAAGATAGCGCCCATCGTATGCCGCGCTTTTCCAAGTTGCCATAGCTTTCCCTCCTTAATCCAGAATGACGATGTTCAGCCCTTCGGACGCTGTCGGCATCGGGACAAACTTCGTTTTGCCCACGGTCAGCTCGCCGTCCACCGTGGTTTTCTTAGTCTGCGTTTCGTCCTTGTTCAGGGTAAAGATCACCTCATCGTTGTAATAACCGGCGAACTCCGTGTTCGTGATGACCGTCCGCTGAGACGATGCGCTGTTGGATACCTCGATGCCCCGCTTGTCGATCTTGACCTCCTGAGTGTAGATCTCGTTGGGAGCAGGCGTCCACTTTCGGGGAATCGCTCCTTCGGAGATCATGATGTCGGCGAGATAAATGGACGCATCCCGACAGTAGCAGTAAATACGCAGCGTAGGGTCGGTCACATCCGTGAGCGTTACGGAGTAATCCGTCCAGTCAAACGCCGTGGACTTATTGAACAGGTACTTGGTTTTGTTTCCGTTGTAGGTCACATAGAAATACCCGGACATGGTCGAGGTTTTCTTTGCCCGAACCGAGATCGTATAAGTGCCGGGAACCACCCCTCGGATGTACTGCGACAACGAGGAGTATGCGCCCAGCACAAAGCAGGAGTCGGAAATGGTGTTGTTTTGCGTATCTGTGGAGGCATCCGTTTTCACCGTACCGGAGTAGCTCCAATCGTCCGTGATGCCGTTCAGCCCGGAGGAATTCTGCACATAGTTGATGCCGCCGATGTACTGCTCCTGCATGGTGACGGACAGTCCATCCACCGTGTGTTCCAATTCCGAAACACGTCTTTCGGAGTTCAGCACCCGTTCCTCCAGGACGCCCTGGTCGTTGGACACCGTTTCCACGGTTTCGGTTAGGGTCGCCACATAGCTGTTCAGCCCGTCGATGGTCTGCTGAAACTGTGCGTCCTTCTCGGTCAGAATGGAAATGGTGGTGCGGATCGTTTCAATGTCGTTCTGCACCACCCATTCGTTCCCGTCCCATATTTTCGTTTCCGGCGGGGTCACAGAGGTGTCCACCCAGAGCTGCCCCTCATAGGGGTTCTCCGGCGGCGTGTCCGAGGTGACCACATCGCAGAGACTGATAATCGTGAACTGTGCCGATGCGATCATCTCACCACCTCCTCAAAGCGCCACAACGACCATAAAGGTTACCTTGGTATCCACATCGGCGCTGGACACCGACAGGGTCTTGCCGGTCTTGCTGCCGTTGGTTCCCCAAGAGGTATCGACTACACCATCCTTGTTGTACTTCGTCCAGGTGTAACTGCCGTTTCCGGCTGCGTCAACCTCGGAGCCTGCCTGATAGCAGACGGCGGTCAGCACAGTCGTGCCCTGGCCGTTCTTGAACACATCGCCGCCCGTGGAGGTGACGATGATCTGCAACGGGTCGGAGTTGTCGATGAAGGTCGCCACATCGAAAAACTTCGTGTTATAAGAAGCGGATGCGGAATCCGTGTCCTGGGCACAGCACTTGAACACAGCGTAGCTGTCCACCGCTGCGGCGTAGACCGTGAGGGTATTGGTGGCCGTTCCGGTGTATTTGTCGGCGGTATCCGAGAGCTTGCGCCAGCCGATACCGAAGTCCGCATCATAGCCGGTGGAAGAGGTAGCAGTGACAGATGCGTCCATGACCGCCCACTTGTAGCTGACCTTGGTGGTGTCCACCGTAGAGCCACGCCACAGCTCGGCCTTGGCGGTCAGACTGGCGACCTCCTCGTTCTTGAACACATTTCCGTTGGGTGTGGTGACCAGCAAATCAACGATGCCGGAGCCGTTGACCACACGGGAGAAGGAAATGGTCAGCGGATGGGTCAGCGACAGGCCGGTGCTTTCGTCCTTGTAGGTGATGACACAGCGGTAGTCGATGCCGGGCAGCTCCGCCATGACATTGGCCTTGACCGTGAGGATGTGGCTCTTGGCACCGCTCAGTCCGTAGTTCGTACCTGCGGTAATGGCGGTGTTGCTGTCGCCCACATACCACTTGACCGAGGTGACATTGGCGGTGGCGATCTGGTCGGCGGTGGTGCCGATGACATACAGACTGGGTGTCAGAACGAGGTTCTTCGTTTTCCAGTCCGGGGTGTAACTGCCGTTGTCGGGGTTATACATCTGAGTCTTGGCGAGGTTCGAGCCGATGTACCCCGTCAGTGTCAGTGCGTCATTGTAGTCGATGATGGTAAACTGGCCTTGTGCTTTGCTCATGTGAGAAGCCTCCTTTGAAGTTGTTGTATCTGAACCGGACACTGTGCCGGTTTCTGTTGTGGGTTCTGCGGTTGCCATAGAAATGTCCTCCGTTATAACAGGCTCTGCCTGGTCGTAGTGTCGATGAGGTCACAATAAAAAGTGGCGCGGACTTTGACATCCGCACCGGTGATAACAACGGACTTTGCGCCGCCGAAATGCTGTTCATTCCAGACCTTGTCCGCCTCTGTATCCTCCGACACTCTTGTCCAAATAAACTGATTGGCGTCCAGCGTGTCGGTGATGTCCTCGTCCCAGGAGTACACCTTAGCAGAAAGCAATGTTTTTACATTTCCGTTTTTGAAGATGTTCCCGTTGGACGAGATGATGACGAGCCGGAGCATTTTCTGCTCCTCAATGGTGGTAATGCGGTCGCTGACCTCGGTGACCTCCTTGCTGGTGGCGTAGGCTCGAAGCACAACCTCGCCGCTCTCCAAGTCCCACCAGGACGAGCCGTCCTGAGACTGGATAACACCCGCCTTGATAATATTCGCCACCAAGGAGCCGGAGGTGATGAAGTCCGCTACGATCTGACCGTCTGCCGTGATGGCGGTTTCATAGGGTCCGTTGTAGCCGTTATGGGAAAATCCCAAGCCGCCCACATTCCACCGCCAGACATTCACGGCTTCGTCAATAGAGGGAGCGTCCAGAATGAGCAGTTCGTAGGGCTGCCCGCTTTCGCTGTCTGTGTTAATAACCACATAGCCGCCGCTCTGGCCGGTGATAAGCCCAGTCGCTTTTCCAATAGCGGTTTGGAGCAGCTTCGGAAAGCGTCCCACCGTGGACTCCACCTTGTCGACCGTGGACTGCACCTCGGAGATAGTGGTGATCATGCTGGACTTGCTCTGACCGAGGGAAATGCTCTTGTACCGCTCGGCAAGGGTGTCGTATACGGTTTCGATGACCATAGCCGATACGCTGACACCCAGAAGCGAGTGCCGGATGGTGACGGTATCGCAGAGATTGACCCGCTCCAAGAGTGCCGAATACTCCGGCTGTTTCCAGAGCGGTTCAAAGGACACCTTCACTGTGGGAATGGTCGCTCCCAGCGGATTTGCCTTGATGTAGCTGTTGGCTTTGGCTCTGAGGGCTTCTTCGGTCACAACTCCGTCAAACTGGTCGGAGAAATCCATGATGAGCGTTTTCGCCCGGATGATCTCCGAGGTCACAATAGGAAGCGTTACCTCCGGCAGCGTGACCACCGTTTCGGTGTCCGAGCCTTCCGGTGTGTCTACGGCATACGGGAGAAGTGCGGTATACACACCGCTGTTGTCCTCGTCCTGATCCAAAGCGGTGAGGTTCTTACCGTATTCGATGACCACGCCTGTTTTCTGTCCACGGTGGGAGTGGAACTTCACCGTAAAGTTGTCCCACTCAAATTCGCCGTGCCACTGAGAAAGCATGGAGCCTTCCGTGCCGCCCAGACAGGCTCGAACACTTTTCGGCTGGGCGACCGAGAATGCCTTTGCATCCGAATAGTCCGTCCAACCCGTGAAGCGTGTATCTCCCGACAGAAGCTGCGAGAGAATGAGCTGCGGAGAGCGGCTCTCGGTCGAAAAAGGAAGCACCGGCACATTGGCAAGGTCATACGAGATGTGCTGCCCGTAGATGGTGACGATGCCGTTCAGCGGCTTCGTGATGCGATAGATGCGGAATGCCTGGTCTGCGGCGGTGTCGTTAGGTTTTGCCTTGATGATGCACTCCTTGGTGATAAGCCCGTAGTGCTGACCGCTCACGGGATATTTCAGCAGACATTCAAACACACCGTTTCGCTCCTCGGTCACCTCACAGGAGACGGTATCCGTCAGCACGCCACGGCCGAAGGTAGCGAAATCCGTGGTGTTGGGTGGGTATAGAACTGGAATCACGAACGTCACCTCCTTCCGGGCATAAAAATACCACCGGGGATTTCTCCCTGGTGGTTGAATGAAAATGAGTTACTTGTAGATTGACAAATAGGAATTTATTAGGCAAACAGAATAAGTGCAACACCTGTGATAAGCAGAACTATACCAACAACAAACTCTACCATTCCCACTTTCTTTGCGTATTCTTCTTTCTTCCGACCGGCTTTGAAGTCCGCCTCAAAACCGTTGATAAGATTGTATTTCTTTTTAAAGTAAATGAAGTATCCAAACAGAAGGAAGGCCAATCCCAGAACTACAGCCAATACCTTTAGGAATATCATATAAACACCTCCACAAAAAATTCCGATTTGTCGTCCTCACTTAAAAACATTATACCATACCTTTTTGAATTTTTCTACCGCTTACAATCGGGAGCGACCTTACAGACAGCACCACCTCGGAATGACCTCGATCCGCTGCACATTTCCTGCACAGGCGATGGTGGTCGTTCCCGGCTTGAGCATAGGAAAGCCGTCGCCGGTAACGGTATCATTTTTGAGGGTGGTATCCTTAAAGCAATTCATAAGTTCGCTGTCAATTTCGATGGTTTCGTCGACCTCTGAAATCGTCCACAGGTTCGTACCTTCGCCCTCCGGCTGAATCATAAGCCGTACTGTGCCGCCTCCATATATTTTGATGTAGGGTTTGCTTGTGAAAGCGGTGGGATTGGTTACAGACAACCTTCTGGTGCCGGATGCTAAAACCTCCTGTCCCGCAAAACTGTATTTGTAGGGCTTGCAGTTGAAGGTCACGGTGAAACTGCCGACCTTGTTCAGCTGTTCCTCAATGTCCAGACTGCCGGAGATGACGCCGTAGCGGAAATACTCCGCATCGTAGGAGTCAGTGATTTCGTGGTA